GTACCCCTTCCAGGGGTCAGCAAGTACTGACCCCTCTGGGGTCTGAGCAAACCACTAGTTTACTAGTGGTTTTGATTATTTACCATTCGCCGGAGCGGATAAGCTCCTGCTTGACGTACTTTGCGCTGCCACGGCCTAGATTACGACCGTCCAGATCAACCACCACTTCGGGGGAGAATAAATCCGGCCCCAGCGCCGAGATCGCGGCATACACCGCGCGGTAGATCACGTCGTACTGATTGCTGCGGTCGGACTGGAGTACACCGGCGACCGTGTCGCGCATGATGGATTGCGGCGTTGCGATCTCCGGGTTGCTGGCTGCTCCTGGGTACTCGCCAACGCCGATAAGCGAGCGATCGGTAAATACGCCGCCTTTGGCGTACCACTTGACGTTGACCGAGGGGCGGCCCTGCAAGCCCATCTGTTGCCAAGCTTCCCCCTCAGCGCCCCACGTGTCGTAATCCAGTTCATAATGCGGGGTTTTGATATGAGGGAAAGAAAGATTCCGGAATGCGTCAGTCAGACCTTGTGCCGCTTGTCTGCCGATTGACTTAAATGAGTTATACGAAAAAGAGGATTCGAAACTGCTTTAGATACTTTCAGCGGCAGTTTTCATTGCGTCACGCGCCGGTCGTGTTTGGTCTTTGACACCGTCGGCATAGCCTTCCAGGCTCCATTTGCCGTACTGTGCAAACAGCTTAGAGGGAGAGTGAATTTGCATACCGGCAGCAAAGCCCTGTGCTATGTAGTCGGATGTGCTCCGGGCCTGCGCAGCGGCTGCTTTTTCATTGTCAAGCAACCCTTTTGCATACCCTGTAAGCGAGCTATAACCGTACCCGTTAAACACTTCTGCGAAGGCGTCATCCAAATCATCAAAGTACCCCAAAACCCTTTCGTTGACCATATCTCGGGTATTGGCAGGGGTAATCCACCCCAGAAATTTCTCCCACCACCCAGGTGACTCTTTTTGCGCCAAATTTTTGTATTGCGTATAAAAAGATTGCTGTATTGTATCGGCAACCTGTTGCATCTGAGTGTCGATAGCGCCTTGTTGCTTTATAGTATCCTTTTGGATGCTTTCGATGATTCCGCTGATATATTTGATGTCTTTGGCATCTGTAGCGCTCTTTTTGAGGGTTTCTAAATCGTTGATGAGTGCCGAATTGGCCTGCGCTACAGATTCTTTTGCAGCATCCGCTTTTTCAGCCATATTTTTAATTGCTGCGGCAAACTCATCCGCAGATTTAAAATTAAGGTTATCAATTGTGATGCTGCTTATAGCTGTTTTAAATGCTGTGATTTTCGGATCGGCTTCTGTGGTTAAATTTGCGATTTCGCGGTTGATCTCGAGCAACTGCTCCGCAAGCGCCGTTTTGTCGCCCTTGCCGCTCATCGACTTTTCGGTGAGTTCGTCGGCCTTGTTTTTTAGTTCATCTAATTTAGTTTTGCTGTTTCCCACCACTTTGTCTATCAAGCCCATTACTTCCGGGATCGAATAGCCGACGCTCCCCACCAATGCACGGGTGATGTTATCATAAATCTTATCCAATATTTGCTTAGTGTTTTCTTCCAGGCATGCAAAAGCTTGCTGGATTTGCGGGACAGCCTCACCGACGCTAATGGTTCCGCGATCCATGCCTGATATCAATCCGTCGATCTCAGATGTGGTTTTTTTGATGCTTTCTTTGGCGTTGTCGATGATGGCCTGATTATCAATAATTGGCTGGTTAGCGTCCATGACGGCCTGTGTGATGTTCCCAAACCCCGCGGCAATGTCGGATATGTTCGTACCAACCCCGTCGTAAAAATCCTTTTTTAACGCCTCCGCACGGAGCTGTTCGTCTGCCTTATGACACCATAGATCCCGGCCGCCAGACCCGCCACCGCTGTTGCAACAAGCCCCCACGGCCCAAACGTCGCGTACATAACACCGCCCGCGGCCGCAGCCGTAGGACCGATTTGCAACAGGGCATCTTTAAGTGACAGGTTGCCCAGGGCATACTCTTCGACCGCGTTTTTGACAACGACAACCTCACCACCAAGGGCTGCAAGGCCAACACCCATCTTCACCATAGGATTCAGCCCACCCATAAAATGTTTGAAGCTACTCCACAGAGAGCTAAATCCATTCGCCAACCCCTTTAAGGGATTTCTGGTTATGGCAAACGAGGTTTTTGCATAGAGCAACGATTTTCCAAGTGCTTTCACGCCCTTGGAAAGCAAAGGCGATTTGCCCACTGCTGCCTTGGCCAACCCAAACCACTTGCTGATCTTGGCCGCACCAAACGCTGCGGCACCAACCGCCGCCACGCCCTTGATGGCCGGGCTATAGGTTTGGATCAAGTCTTTGACCTCACGCAGCTTCTCCCTGATCTCTTCCGCCCTTGCCGTAATTCTCGGATCAATCACATTATCCGCGTTGGACAGAGCACTATTGATCGGGATACCTGTGCTCATGCCGCCAGTGCTCCCGGTGGTATCGCTGCCGCTGCTATCACCTGTGTCGGCCTTCTCGATGACGTTCAGCTCGTCGATGCCGAGCAGTTGGCCTTTCAGTTCTTTTGCCTTCTTTGTGGCCTTCTCAAGCCCCGCAGAGACTGTCTGCGTGCTCGCGGAGAGCTGCTTGATCGGCGTTGGCTTGATGCCAAACAGTGCGGCCATGACCTGCCCTGCGCGTGTGGCAAGCACGGTCATTTTTTCAGCCAGTGCGGTCAGGTACGGCAACGCCGCCTGCAGCGCCGGGGCGAAAATTGAGCCAAGGGCACTGGAGAGCTGTTTTGTCTGCGCTTTCAGCGCCGCCTGCGCGCCGGCGAAAGTTGAGGCATAACGGGCCGCGTCGCCGGTCTGGAACGCGGTTTCCCGCATGAGACCTTCTACCGTGGCAAGGCGTTTTTCGGCCGCTGTGAGGCTCCCCACGCCCTTCCCAATGGACGCAGCATATTCTTCCCAGATGACGGAGAGGTTCTTTGTAACGCCAGCATTATCTACTAATACGCTGTTTTCATTGCGGATGCCATCCGTCGCGGACTTGACCGCTTCGCCCATTGTCAGGGACCCTTGCCGGGCGAACGCCGCCGAGTCTTTCAGATTTTGCAGGACACTCTGCGTCTGGTCGTCCGCGTACCCGGCGGAGGATAGGTTCTTATAGGCCGTGTAGGCGTCTGCCAGGGGGATTAGGCCATCCTTTGTGTATTCCTGCAACCAAGCTTTTGCCTGCGATACGTCCTTCCCCTGGGCTGCAAGGATGCTTTCCAGCCCGACTTGCGCCGCCTGGGTTTCCGCGTAAGCGTCCGTCAGCCGTTTTACAGCCTTCGTGACGGCTGTGATCGCGGCGACGGCCGCGCCCGCTTTCAGGGCCTTCAGGGATCCAGAGAGCTTCTGTGTGCCCGCGCTGCCGGCCTCCGCCCGGTCTTTGGGCTTCGTGCAGGCGTCGGACAGCTTGTCGGTGCCCTTTCCAGCCTTCGTCGCATTTGCGCCAAGGCTATCACACTTCTTGATCAGGTTGTTAATTTTCGCATCGATCTTCTCCATCTTGACGGAGATCACGACCTGTAATTCCTCAACGGTCAATGACTTTCACCGCCCCTCATTTTTGCGTTTTTCACGGCACTGTAAGCCGTCATACGGACTTTCATCACACGCCAATCCGTCTGCTGCTCCTGCGGTGGCTGGAACAAGCCGGGAAAAGCTTCATGCAGGGGCGGGTAATGCTTCGGATCATGTGCAGCAAATGCGATCAGATTGCCGAGCTTCCAAAGCATCGTAGCCTGCGACTTCGTCTGCTCCTGCTGGTGTTTGAGCCGGGTGGCTATGACCTGCTCAACCTCGCCGATGCTCATCTCCCAAAAATCATTTGGGGCAAGCCCTGCATCCAGCGCTTGCGGATACAGGGTTTCTATCAGTTCCGTTACAGTTCGGTAGGTTATTCCGTCTCCTGCTTCTTTTCCATCTCTTGCAGATCCTCCTGCGAAAAAAAACCGCTGACCTTCATGACCTCCAAGAGCAGATCGGCCTTCTCGCTGATCGTGCAGCCATTGTCCTCCATCTCGTCGATGAGATCATAGACCTTCGGCAGGGTCATCGTCCTGTGATATTTCTGGAGGGCCGCCCAGAGGATGACCGCGAAGGTTTCCGCCCGTGTGATGTTCTCTGGAGCCTCCAATAGCGAGAAGCCGAGGCGCTTCTCCGCTTCGATTTTGGATGCGGTGGTGAGTTTGAGTTTATATTCCCGGTCGTCAACAGCCAGGATGTAGAATGCCGCCATGTTTCATGACCTCCTTATTCGGTTTCAATTTCCGTTATCTCGCTTGTCGGCGTGATATTCGCCGTGAACTGCAACGCTTCACCGATGCCCTTGCCGGGCACAGATAGCGTCACTTTACCCTGCCACGCAAAGCCGGATTTGTCCGGGAACTCCAGCTGGAAATACTGTGTAGCGCCGGAATCCTGTGCGGTCTTCAGGATGGCGTAATTCGAACTCGCCCCCATGCCGGAATACAAAAAGTTGAACGCCATATCTCCGGGATCCTTCAGGCCGGGAATATAAGTGCGGGACGTATTTTTCATGGTCGTGGTCTCGATCTTATCTGGCGCACCCATGAGGTCGGGGAAGTCCTGTAGATCGGGTACTTCCGTCAGAGATGAAGATTGTGCGCCCATTTTTAAAATTGTGCCGATGGTAGAAAGTCCATCCATAAAATCAACTCCTTATCTGATGTAATTTCAATTCTCAGGCCCATGCAGGACCTGACTTTTGTTTTATTTGATGTAAAATTGTTTTGTCACATTGTCATACGCACCGCTGTAGCGTTGCATTTGAAATCCGAAAAAATTGCATTTGAAATCCGAAAAAACCAGAGCGTTTAAACGTTTAAAAAACGGTGAATAATTGCCATTTTACCCGCGCAAAATTGCGGATATTTTTCGAGCCCCCGGTCAAATCATGACCGGGGACTCGTTATGTCTGAACATGATGTCGTAGTACCGGGATCATGCTGCTACATGCGCCTGTTGCCATGCTGCTCGCGGATGAGCTGCTCGCCGGTGCGCGGGTGCTCGTTGGGAGTGTACTCGAGCAGATCATAAAGAGTGCAGTTAAGGGCCTCGCATATCCTGTCCAGCTGGTCAAACCCGATCCGCTCCGCGACGTCGTTATATAGATTAGAGATAGTCGTGGGGCGGATACCAGTCTCCTGTGACAGGCGCAGTTGAGTCCATCTGCGCTCCCCGAGGATGCGTGACAAGTGATTGATAATCATCCTTATCACCCCTTACGGGGATATTATAGCGTAAATCGACAAAAATGACGTAAAATTGTGAAATATTTACACATTACGTTATTTGCGGATATACATGTAAGGGCACATGGGATATGTGATATACCATTACATCTATACCTGCAATAATCCCCGGTAATCTATAAGACTACCGGGGAATCATACTAATAATTACGGATGATTATCTCCCTATAAGGGATCGTATTACCCTGAGATGCCAGATGATTGCCCCTGACGAGGCCCTCGATGGTACATCCATCATATAACTGCCTGATATATGGATCATCGTTATACGACAAAATAAACCGCCCCTTAATTGCACCCAAAACGGCGGCTAAACGCTCATGGTCAGCGCGCGTAAAAGGCGCGTCGTAGTAATGCTCTGTGTCAACATAAGGCGGGTCGCAGTAGATCAATGCGTCTGGCCGGTCATAGGTACGGATCAATGGTGCAAAGTCCCGATGCTCGATCTTGACCTTGCGCAGGCGCTCCTGCACCTGCGGGAGGTAGTTGATACCGCGATCAAGCACGACCTCGCTGGTCTTATACGTCTGCTTATCGCATCCATAGCTCTCTCGGATAATATAATAATACCGCGCGGCCCGCTGGATGTCCGTAAGCCCCCCAACCTCAAGCTGATGCCGGATGTCGAAGAAACACTCGCGGGCATCGGGCAGGCCGGAGAGCTCGCGTTGCAACTCCTCGCAGTGATACTTGACACAGCGATAGAGATTGACGAGATCGCCGTCGATGTCGTTATATACCTCCAGCTGGCCGGGCTGCTGAGGCTTACCAAACAGCACCCAACCGGCCCCGCCAAACACCTCGATATACCTGCTGATCTGACCGGCAGGAAAGCGCGATATAATCTCCTTGCGCAACGCCCTCTTGCCGCCGATCCAACCAATAAAACTGTTAATTGTGATCTATCCTCTCAATCATAATTGTAAGGGGGCATCCTCGGATAGGCACAAAATAACAGACTGGCCCAAATGGGCCAGTCTGCCGTCGAAGCGATAGGCTCGTACAACATTATGATACGATACCATTTCAATCCACGCCGCCCGAAATGGACGGCGGCATGAGAATCATCTCATGCTCATATCTTACGGCAAATGAGCGGCAATGTCAACCCAAAATAGGATCACTGCACGACCAGGTCTACGACCCTAAAGGCCGTGCAAATGCCCTTGCGGTCAAGGACAGCGCGGTCACCCTTGAGCTCGTCTACGGTGTACGTGTTACCGTAGACAAACGACGCGACGCCCTTGCCATCGTAGGTCTTGGCCCCCGTCTTAACCTTAACACGGCAGCCCTTGGTGACCGTCTTTGCGGGCGCACTCCCGCCGGATACCAACGTCAGGTCGCCAACCCTAAAGGCCGTGCAAATGCCCTTGCGGTCAAGGACAGCGCGGTCACCCTTGAGCTCGTCTACGGTGTACGTGTTACCGTAGACAAACGACGCGACGCCCTTGCCGTCGTAGGTCTTGGCCCCATCCCTGACCTTGACGCGGCTGCCCTTGACGATGCTGCTGGTGACGGGCTTGTCCGGCTGCACGGGCTTGGCAGCCTCATACGTGATCCAATCCAGCTTACCCCATGTATCCCAATTGCCATCCTCAAGGCGGCTGCGCACGACACCATGGTCAAATCCCTTGGCCTCGATCACCCAGCCGTCGCCGATATAGATACCAACATGGGATGTGCCTCGAAACAGCAGCAAGCCGATGATGTCTGGGATTGTCTTGATGCCGCCTTTGGTCTTACAGCGCTGCTTGAGTCCGCCGACGTTGACGTCCTGCGCGGCGACATACTTGGGCGCACTCGTGGGCGTGCTGCACCAGAGATAGCCCTTGATCAAGCCACAGCAGTCATGCACGCGCTTGCCAATGTGCTTAGCCCGTGCCGTCGCCGGTCGGCTGCCCTCAAATTGGCCGGGGTACTGCGCCATCTTGGACTTAAGGAGCGCCTCGGTTGCGACCTGACCAAACGTGCCGTACCAGTAGGGGTTGCCGACCTGCGCCTTAGCGTAAGCCACGAGCCCGGTATTAGTCTTGCTTGCCATAATGATGTCCTCCTAATAATGTAATGATCAAGCGGCCATGTTGGTGTCGCTACGCAACTCGCGCAGCTTGGCGATCAGCTCATGTACCGGGACTGCCCCGGCTGAGATCATAAGGCCCGTCATGATCTGTGAGACGATTGGCCAACGAGCCGCAAGGCCCAACGCGCTGAAAATATCAAGGCCAAACAGCAGTGCCACGACGACGCCGACGACAAGTGCCCATACCGGGGGCTTAACGTACTGCATCACCTTAGCTGGCATGATGTCCTTGATGCGGTCGACGATAAACTGCACGATGGCCGCGCACACGATGATCACGAGGATTGCCTGAGATACTCCTGCCATATTGGTTGCACCTCCTCTCATTGTGAATTGATAGAGCTATGATAATAGCCGTGGCGGCCAGCGCCACG